CACGGCATATTTTCAACATGAGTGGTGAGTGCATAGAACTCCTGGCGATTGCCAGGAGCAACATCCGTCGAGTCATAATCAAAGCCCACCCCGATCCGTCCACTAAAATTAGTGGCTACCAGAGGGACTATTGTAAATGACAACTTACGGAACCTATACTTCTCATAATTGACTGCCACAGACGATAACCAGGGAAACACCGAAGATATCCCTGGATTAGCCCGGAACCCTATACATTTATATCCTGTCACATTACTTGTGGGTGTACCTGACATGATAGAACCAATCATCTCACTATGTGAAATGCACATTGTATCACCACGAAGTTTCATACGCGGCTTTGATGTGCGTTTCACCTGTCGTGAGACAGCAACAGGAGCATTAGTATAACCTAGCCCGGCCACAGAGGGTGGAACACCCTTGCTTTGGCCTTGCTGCGTGGCATTCCCATGCTTCTTTGCTTTCTTACTCTTAGTCAACTGTTTCTTCACCTTCGCCATCAAGTTGGGTATGTTAACCTTCTTTCCCTCCTCAATCAAGGCGCGTGCCGCTAGTTCGCAGACAGACCGAACAATAGACGGTGCTACAGGGGAAAGTTGGCTAACTGCTGAACAAACAGCGTTGATGACGCCCTGCTGATTTGAAGTTACCACAACTGGTTTATTCCTAGGGCCAAATACAGTTAAAGCTTCCGACGGCTCTTGGACTGTATAGGTCATAGGTACATGATCCAATGAATGGTCTTTGGACTCAGTGGGTTGATTAGTCGGTGCAGTAGGCTCCCTGGGGTCAGCAACGGGCCCTGCAGCAGGCTGCTCTTCAACAGCGGTAGCTTTCGAACCTTGGTTGACTCTTCCCTTTGTGTCTACAGCACTGATACTCTTAATGGCAGATGCAAACTCGTAGCCTAGCGCTGCTATAACAGCCGGCGCCAAGAACATGTATGGAACGATAATGGTCAGTTATCTGCAGCAGAAGTCGAGTAGTGAAACCTCAGGTCCTCGGACAGATGACAAAGCTGTCGAGAACTTAAATCTGGCAAGCTCCTCTTCCAGAGCCACTTGGTCATCAGGTGTTAACCCGAATGCCAACCAGAATGAATACCTGGTCTCACTATTAATGCTGCCACACTGCTGCCCTGCCCTGAATTTATGAGGTGCAGCATAGTCCGATTCCATGTCACTGTCCTTGGCTGGAAAGCACTTGTAAAAGGTTGACAGTACAGGCACGTCACCTGCAAGAGCCAACCCACCAACACGTTGCGCACCAAGCCAATCAGACAGCTGATCAACAGATAGACCCCCTCGAACAACACAACAATCCTTTGTAAGGACAGTATCAGGGCGACGAACCATTACCCATCCACGACTGGTATGCACAGGGTGCATTTGACAGAATTCCACCTTTTCCATGTCCTCCACATAAGGTTCGACTTTCATGGTGTAGCCCATCTTGATGAACCAGGCAGGCAGCGTTTTCAACTTGCCTAGATCAGAGTGCTCAAGAATGAGCACACAATCATCTCCACAATTCATCAATTCGGCAGAAAGTCCTACATCTCTCAAGAAAGCATAACAAAGGCAGGACATGATGAGGTAATTTCCCATCGATGTGTTCATATCACCTGACATGCGGCATCCCTCCACTTGATATTTGGCCTTGCCGTCATGTGTATAAGCTGTACCCCTATTCAATAGCTGCCATGACAACAACTCTGCCAAATAGGGGTCATGGAATATTTCATTATACACACTGTGTTCCCACTGCAAGGCCTCCTTGGAACAATGTTGGTCAAACCGACTCGCGTCGAGACCAACAAACACGGGATGCCGAAACCGGAGACGTTTCGAATTCAGGATAGAGGCCACTTTCTCCACTGTGTATCCTTTGATGGCGGTGGGAGACCCCCACAACCTATCAATGGCCTTCATCAATAGTGGCTCAAGTGGCTTCAGATACCTCCCAACCTCAATATTGTATCTTTGCCCCCTGGGTTGTATAACCCTGGGAGCAGGGTCGGGCTTGAGGGTACAATTGATCTTCTCAGCCTTAACAAAGGTGCTCAAATAACTATCCCTGATTGTTAAAGGCGTAGAATCCAGTGTCGCTGCCGCTCGTCCGTACGAAGCACGTCGCGGACCAGTGTAGGAGTCAACAAATTGCTGCCTCGTCCACTGGTGGCAGTGCCCCACAGATCTGCTCAGCTGTAGACCAATGTCCCCCAACTTCGTGGTAAACGCGCCAGATAAGGGTCGGGGAGGGCGCACTAACTCCCCAGTTTTGCTCATAACACAGAACACACGTTCAACGAGGCCACGAACCACATTGACTAAAGAAGAGTTATGAACAAGATACTCAAAGGTGGATACAGGGGAATTGAACGAGTACCAAGTTCTATTCCCCTTGCCAGAGTACCCAGTAGTTACCGCCAACATCTCGGATCTTGACACCCCAGAGACTTTAGACAGGTCAAAAGCCCGTCTATCCTCCCTGGTGTCACACCCTTGGCGGACCACTAGGCACCCCTATAGTGAGTGAGGAGAGGCTGTGAGGTGCTGTATGCACCCCTCAACCTTACGGATGGACTCCGGCCTCTCCAAGCATGCAGCAATCGCTAAGGGTAAAACCCTAACGCGGTCATTGCATCGGACATGAAGATTCCGCATATCATCAAGTATGACTTTCTGGTAAACCAGGGCGTTAGCCCTGGTTGGTGACAGAAGCCCAACCTGAGAAATAGCCCGCACAGCAAGTTTACATGCAAACTTGCTCCGCCCCTTCGCAGGGATCCGTTGGGTAACGTCTTCCGGGCCCAGTTCTTCTTCTATTAGTGCAGCATCCCAAGCCCTGCCCAAATCCTCCATACAACGGATGTAGAATTTGATGTCAGTAGGGATGTAGCACAATATAAATCCTGTGACCCCAGCACACCACATCATAATCCCTAAGAGTCCATAAAAGACTCCTGAGAGCACAAGGCAACACCCCAACAAAAACCTCAGTCTTTTATTGAAGATGGTCCGTGCCATAAGGACTATGTCGCTATACCATGACTTGACCAAAGTTAAAGCACCGCGAATCTTGGAGTAAAGACGCATCAACCCACACCGCACACAATTGACAATCCATTTGGCAGCCCTAAAAGGGCCCCAAACCGGTAAGGTCATTACCAGCCACGCTATTTTGAGAGCAGTTACAATTTGACCCCAAAAGGTAGTCCTCCCCTTCAAACCCTCCAGTACGTTGTTGACATAGTCAACCCCTGCGCCATCGCCCCCGCTTGGAGAGTGTTGGCCTGGAGAGAGACAATCTGTATCCATAGCTGGACAACTCTCAGGGTGG